TGGTTTCATCCAGATTTGATCAACAGGGATAATACGTTTCCAAAAAATATCTACTTCAGAACCATGTCGATTCATTATAAAAAATCTAGAGAACCCTTCTTCCCATTCATTACCAAATATTACACATACTAACTGACATCCTGGATGATCATGCACCTCTTGAAAATTACCTTTAGTATAATAATTTCTCCATGCTTCATTAACTTGAACATCAAGATTCCCTGTTACATCTAAACCAGTTCCTAATTTAATCTCATTCCAAAAAAGTCTTAAACTAGGAGAAAGAAGTTCGAGAATTTTATTATAATCCCCCAACCTCTGTTTTTTCTCCATGAGACAGTCATTCCCCCAACTAAATTCTTGATCTGGATGAAGAATAGCATTTTCATCTTTAATGAAAGATACTAATTCTTTCCTATTTGGAGCAAGAATTCTAGAATAAAAGGACTGCGGCCAAGGTGTATGTAACATTATAAAGTCTTATTCAATTTTTTTACAAACATCTTAGTGCGTTTTTTTAACTGTCGCAAACGTGCAGACGCTAACTTTGATTTAAAGTTACGTCCCATCTTCCGAGGAGTTTCATGGCTTTTGAGGAACATCGGTCTGCCTCGCTTACCTGTGAATTATAGAATAGTTATTTATTTTTGTCAACCCCTCCCATAAGAACTAAAGAATATCTCCAATGACTCTGATCAAAGAAGTCATTAGTCCAGTTTTGATATGATCCTTCTGGAATAAAAGCAGAATGAAAATTATTACCATTATAAAAAATGGCACGATTAAATTTTACTGGTTCTAAGTGATACATTTCCCATTCATCATCACCATGAAACTCTTGGTATTCAAAATTACCTTTAACCTGTTTATTAAATATACGTCCTTGCGTTTCTTCTGGTAAACCTAAACCATGATACCTACCTCTCCAAGTATGAAATGCTGTACCTCCTGGTCCATCACATAACCATAAATTAAGAGCATAGTCCATACTATCTTGATGAGGATACCATGATTTACAATTACATGGCATCCTAGACCTATAGATGTTAGTAAATGCCTGTTGTACCCAAGTATCTGATCCAGTATAATTACCAAGAACATTCTCTATGTTAGTAAAGAACTCAAATGGTATAATCTGTCTCCATCCTGGTGATGATGTGTCATAAAAAAAATCTGACGGAAATACAGGAAATTGCCTTAGAACTTCCTTGTACTCATCAGGTTTTTTAAGAAAATCATCAAAGACTAGATAATCACAATCCTTATTTAATACCTTCTTTTCAGGGTATGGATTATTAATCTCAAATATAGAATGATCTGGGGCAAATGTACTAAGATCATGCATCAGATTCATCAGCAATTACTTCTTGTCTAAATTCTTCTACTGCATCTAAAACATCCTTATCTATAGGAGGACCAGATTGAATAACTGGTGACAATAAAGCAACAGATCCATCTTCACATGCAATTCTCCATACAGTACGATTTCTTTGTGTCATTTTAAGAAGAAATGCTAGATTGCTACATGCTTCTTCTTCAGTAACATCTTGAACGTCAGTCATAAGTTGAAAAAGTGTAAGTTATATCGTCAGAATCTACTACCCTCTGTATTAATTCTACAGTTTCAGCAAATCCCTCTCTACCCTCATCATCCCATTTCCAGTTAATATCTTTTGCTTCACCAAGATCTGAAATAAGAGTTACTTGTCTCTTAGAAAAATTAATGTAAACTTCTTCAAGTACACTATCAGACATGGGAACCTCAAATGGGTGAGCGAAACATAAGAAGGAATCAAGTGTATTACCCCAACATCATGTGTCTGCTTCTAAGTCAGACTAGTCAGGAACCTCTTTGTTTCGCAAACTAATCATAGCATAGGTCAATCAAGATGTCAAGCAATTAGTTCAAATGGATTGTAGCAGAGAATGCTTTGATTGTTGCACCAGCAGTTAAAGCCATAGCTTTACCAGCAGCAAGGGTTATATTAGTACTAGCAGTCATTACTGCCAAACCACCTGCAACGTTAACATTCCAAGCACCAGTCACAACATTACAATTATATCCTGTAGCACCAAAAGTACCAGAGAAAGGACCAGATGGATTAACTATAGTATATCTAGGTATAGCATCAGTAGCAGATCCGCCAGGAGTTAGAATAGTATCAATAGATCCAGCACATACAGTTAATATACCAGTCTTTGCTTTAGGTGTAGTTGGTGGTGTATTTACTTGATTGTATATATGAGCAGCAACATTATGTATAGCATTATCTGCACTAATAACAGTATCAACACCACTTATAGTTACAGCACCAGATTTTACTTTAAAGTCTCCACTATTTTCTATTAATGTTTTAACAGATGCTATATTACATTCAGCACCTTGTAATTCAAATTTAGCACCAGCAGTACTTACATCAACATCAGATCCAAAGTTGATTGTATGCTTCTGTATCTTAGTATTCTTCTTATTACCTTTTTTATCAACACTCTTAGGAGCACCTTGAGCATTAAAGAAGAATCCTCCACCAACTGATATATGACAGTCACCAACAATATCTAAATGATAATCACCATAGACTGTCTCACACTTATCATTATCAATTGCTATACAATCATCACCATGAACTTCTTGTGTACGATTACCCGCCCAACTAATATGGTCAGCAACTAAATTACCAGTATCTTTCTTATTACTATTATTTGCTTTTACTGCTGCATCTGCCTCTGCCTTTAATTCATCATCAGTTTTCTTAGTTCCAGTTTTCTCTTGTTCTAATCTTGCTGCTTGATATGCTTTCCATTTTGCAAAATTATAATTATTTAAATTTACTGAAGTATGAGTAGTACCACTAGCATCTTTTCTCTGTGTTGCACTACGTCCAGGTGTACCCATATGCATTTCATATGCACCATCAATAAAAGTTTTAGCAACAGTTAAATATGGATCTGCTTCTTCAAAAATAGAATCAAAGAGACCACCACCACTACTACTACCACTACCACAAGTACCTCTGCTACTACCTCGAAGTTTATTAATCTCATCAAGTTCTGCATCAGTACAATGTGTTACACCAAATAAAGGGAACCAACCTACTGTATCTGCACCACCATCAGGTTTTCTATCACACCCACCACCAAGAAACTTAATGAATAAAGCAAGTAATCCTGAAATTGAACTGATACCATTTTTAATTAAATCAAACCCTTCAGCAAAAATTTCACTTCCCTTTTGCCATGCTTCTATAATTTCTTTTGCTTTACCAATAGTATCTACTGTAGATTTAACTGTATCAATAATCTTTAGAACGTCATTAAGAACTTTCTGAACACTACATACAACACTATCAATAGTTGCTTGTACTCCTTGAAGTACCATAGCAGCTTTATCAATAACACCATCAAGGAAACTATTAAGGATGTTAGTAACACTTCCAACAGGATCCTGAATAAAACTAAGGATCTTATTATCAACAACACATAATGCTTTTAATATAGTTGTAACTGCTGTTTGTATAACAGTCCAAGTAACATATGGAGCACCAGTTGCACTACCAAGAAGACTTGCTAATTGTAGAGACTCAGCAAGGTTTGCTAACTGTTGACGAATAGCAGAAACAACCTGTGTAAAAACAGATCCTAAAAAGTTTTGGAGTTTTGCAGTTAATACCTTTGCAGTTACTATTTTACCTGTAACAATATCAAGAAAATCACCATCTTCTGCTTTTACTAGATTACCAGCAGTATCAGCAATATCTTCAATAATATAATTTAACTGATATTCCAAAGTTTTCCATGGTCCACCTACACCATTAGCAGCAGGAACAGGTTTAGAAGGTTGTTTAGGTTTAGTAGGATTAACACCACTACCATTAACTCCTGGACAACTACCCATATTACATGGAGATCCAGGACCACCTACATCAGACTTAGAATTAATTAATGCAACTGTATTCTTATCAGATTGACGATGATACCCTTCTGTCTTACTACTTGCCATTATTTCATTTGGGAATAATGGATGTAAAGCAGCACGATTAATACCAACTCCAGGTTCCATCTTTTCACCTGTAATGGTGAATTTCTTTTCGTCTTGAGATGTATCAGATTTATTAACACGCATCACACCGATAACAATCGGCATTTGGGCATTATCTCCATCCATGAAGAATCCCATAACAATAGCACCTGGCTGCAATTGTCCAGAACTCTCACCTTGTCCATCATTACCTGGTTGTGATGTATGTTGTAATACAGTTGCCCAAGGTAAATT